ATCGTCTTTTAGAAATATTTTTAGACATATAAATTAATTATTTGACTAGCTTATTAAGTCTATGCTAAACTATACAAGCTGTCAATAGCTTTTAAACAATTTGTATATTCCTTTTTATGTCAACTTATTTACAAAGTACAAATGAATATTTAGGAAAATACAGTATTTTTTCAGAAGAAGAATTAGGATGGTATGATGAAATTTACCACCTGTGGATAAAATCTGGAAATAAAAAAAGATTATCCATAAATGAATTACTTACAATATTTCCTGAAGCCAAACCATTAGTTAAGAAACAATTTAAAAAAGAAAAAAAGTTATTAGGAGAACGTTTAGATAATTTAAAAGATTCAAGAAATACAATCCAATCCAGAGATCAATATTGGTTTAGACAATTAATTGATGAAGAAATAGACAAATTATCTAAAGAATATAAACGATATAATATCCTATTAAAATACCCCCTCAACTCATTAAATAATAATTATTTAGAAAAAGCAAAACAATACCCAATCTGTGACCTATTAGGAATTAATCCTACAAAAGAAAAAATGAGTATTAAATGTCCATTGCATAATGATCGATCTCCAAGTATGACTATTTATACCACCGAGAACCGTTGGCATTGCTTCGCTGGTTGTGGATTTGGAGATGTAATAGATTTATATTGTAAATTAAATAATACTTCAATTGCGGAAGCCATAAAAGTTCTCTCATGAATTTAGTTACCCTAAACAAACTGATGGGTGAAAACTATCTGGTGTATGACCAGCAATTTTTAAAACTAATCTTAGCGGCCATTATTGCAAATCGCTTACCCCTTAAACCAGTCTGGTTATTCATTGTTGGAGCACCGGGAAGCGCTAAAACTGAGTATTTAAACACCCTAAGCACTTGTGAAGGGATAGTAGAAGTATCATCTATGACTACGGCCTCTCTTGTCTCTGGTATGCAAGTTAAAGGTAAAGATCCTAGCTTACTTTCTAGTCTACCTGAACGATGGGGGGTTATTATATTTAAAGATTTTACCTCAATCCTATCACTCTACAACGATATGCGAGCTGTAATTATAGGCCAGTTAAGAGAAATCTATGACGGTAAATACAATAAACCATTTGGTAATGGCAAAGTAGTAAGATGGCAAGGGAAAATGGGTCTTGTGGCCGCGGTTACTGATGCTATTTACATCGAACGAGAAAAATACGCGGCAATGGGAGATCGATTCTTAATCTTTCAACCAGAAGCCGCAAGAACCAGAGAGGAACGTATCGCGGTAACTAAGAAATCAATGTCTAATGTTAATAGTGAATTTACTCGTCGTCGAACAGAGCTACAGGAATCAGTTAAAACATATCTTGATACTGAACTCAATGCCCTACTCTCGACTTATGATAAACAAGGCGCGCCAGAACTTCCTGAAAAGTTAATTGACGAAATAGCCACCCTAGCTGAGTTCTCATCTAAGGCAAGAACAGGTGTGAATAGAGATATGTATAGCCGAGATAAACATATAACTTATACTCACGACGCGGAAATGCCTACTCGTATTGCTGAACAACTAACAGCTCTTGGTACTGGACTAATGGTTATAAATGAATTTGAAGATCAAGCTCGTGGAGCAATGAACTCTATTCCCTTCTTAACACCTGATGACAAAAAGTTACTCTATCGTATTGCTTTGGATTGTATGCCACCGCCACGACGTGAAGTCTTAAAACGCTTAACTATGTATTACCATGCCTCAGCCTTTGCCATCGCTACTGATATGGGCTATAGCTATGCTACTATTAACCATTGGCTTGAAGATCTTAATGCTCTTAAAATTATCAATTCAATTAAACACGAAAATGGAAAAACCGATTGGGTATTAAAAACTGAATACCGCGCTATTCTGGCACAGTATGAAGGGATTTCCGAATTAGGAAACGAGATGCCAGCTCCAGAGAAAGAGCAAGATGAACCCTTTAGTAATGATGAATTACCGAGTTTTTAACACTTCCCTCACTTGATCTAATGTCCCAAAAACAGATTCATCATCAAGTAATTCTCGTGCTAGACTAATCTTACTGGCCAACAACTTCTGCACATGAGCCTCGATTGTGCCTGTAGTAATAATGTTAATCACAAGCACCGGCCTAGTCTGACCAATACGAACCGCACGACCGGTCCGCTGAAGATATGCTCCAACAGAAAACGGTAAGTCCACATGATAAATTACTGAAGCAGTCTGAATATTTAACCCAGCTGACATAGCTAATGTCCCAATAATAATTCGACAATTATCATCATTATTAAACTTCTCTAATGCCTCTTGTCTCCACCAATTACTATGTCCGCCAGTAATAATAGCTGGTTCATAATCAACCAATTCACGTTCTAAAATAAAAGCCATACGCGAGAATCTGGTAAAAATGATAACCTTATTGTTAATAATTATATCTCGTAAATGATCCTTCAGTGCCTCAATCTTACTAGACTGGGTACTATCTCCAAGTAATTCCAAACTATCACATATCTCAATTAATTTACCCATCTTAACCAAAGTATTTTGTAAAATCATTGGACTTGATAACTTCGAGACTTCTTCCTTATCAATCTCAAATAATAATTCCTTCTTCACTTTATCATACAATTTTCTCTCCTTCTCAGATAATTCAATGGGCAAAATTTCATAAGTAACTGGAGGAATACTAATTTGCACTTGTTTTACTGTTCGTCTAAACATTACTGTTCTTAACCGTTCCTTAAGTTCATCTAAATTTTGCCCATTCTTAATTGACCCCCAGTAATCCTGAATACAATAACGATCTAAAAACTGTTGCCATGTTCCTAAATAACCAGGAATAAGCCACGATATTTCACTATATAATTCTCCTAACCTATTCATAATTGGTGTAGCTGACGCACCAATACGATACTCGGCCGATAGTGCTGACACGCACTTATATAATTTTGTATCGCGTGATCCTAATCGTTGTATCTCATCACAACAAATAATATCCCAAGTATGGGGAAGTAAATTAAAATCCTGTCGCAAGGTCTCGTAGCTCATAATAACAATTCCAAAGAGCTTAGAACGCAATATAAGACGTTGTTTTGGATTGCCGACATACACAATTAACTCTTTTCCTATCCAATGAGCAAACTCACTCTGTAACTGCCAAAGCACAGATTTAGGCGCTAAAATCAAAATAGAACGACATTGAAGTGCTTGTATAGTCATGGCCATCATTGCGGTTTTACCCAATCCTACCTCACAGGCATTTAACACGCCACCATATAACCGACAGGCATTAACCATAAACTCAACCCCCACACGTTGAAATGAATATAATCTATCATCACCAAAACAATCTTCGGATTCATTAGATTTAATCAATATCGAACGAGCAACAACCATTTCTCGAAGTCTATTATCAATCTCTTCTCGACTGGTATTTTGATACGAGATCGTAGTGTTAAACCGAGATAAAGCCATAACGAAATCAGCCGTTGATGAATTACTTAATGGTAACAACCAACGATGCCCAAGCCGGTCAAATATTCTTCCATTAGCCAACTTAATAAATTCCACTAACTGGGGCTCATATTCAAACTTAATAGATAAATAACGTTTATCCAATGACAATTCAATCATATTAAATTTGTTCCTCTAACCAATCATCTTGCACCGACTCAGACGGAATATAATCTTCTGGCATTTGCCAACGTTCTACACCATGGGGAGGTAAAGCACAAAGATAACCACCATCAGAACCACGAACTACTTGACCACTTAATATATTGCGACAATAATCTCCAGCGTCAGCCACATTTCTCATGGCTTGAGTGGGAGTCATATTGGCTAATTTAATTTTTTCTCTAAAAGCTTTTTTTTGAAGTTTTTCTTGAACTTCTGATTTTTTATTTTCTAATTCAAAAGGGCTATGTTTGAATTTATCTTCGTACAAACTCAAAATAGCTAATTTAATAACTGCACTATAATTATCCATTGCCATTTTTTGTTTTAATAATTCAATCATTTTTTGCATTTCTGCATTAACCGTGAGATGAAAACGTTTATAGACCATAAAATTAAGTTAATTTAAATAAATAACAGCCCCACTATACGAATTGTAATCTTGCGTTCCAGTCCTCGTTATCTTTAAAGCAGGGATTGTCCTAGTTCTATTTAAAACGAGATTGTAGGCCTGAACCGCATAATATGAAACTTGAAAATTAGCAGTGGTCGTACCTATAGCAAACTGTATTGTGTTTCTTGATGTTGAGCGACGCGAATTGGTACAATACTGCGCATTAGCACAAAACAAAAAGACACACTGCAAGCGTTAGTGTGTCTTAATGTCCGCGCTAGGGTAATGTGCCTAGCTTGTGGTTAAGAGTGTTATTTTCCTTCTATAGTGCAATATGTGCACCCTTCTATATTTTTACCTTTGCATACCCGACATGTGGTCGGCTGTTCTTCCTTCTGCAATGTCTTAAGAATAGCTCCAGCCATACGTCTGATATATTCATTAGTATGGCTTAATAATTGGCCTAGTGTGTATGATGTGATGTCGCGCATATTATTCTATCACCACCAAAGCATTTAATCGTAATGCCTTAATGATATTAGTACGCGTATTAAGCGTATAATCAGTATAATCATCTTCTGTGTCATCAATACAGTGTTGAACGTGCCACGGCTTCAAGAATGTCTTGTGATAGTATAGCTTCATATTATTACCTCTTCCGCTTTATCAAAATAATAATTCGTCCCATCATCTTCATCGTCTATAAACTCACCACTATAGTATTTTTCCCTTGCTTCTTCCTCGTTCCTTGCCTTAATAGTGCAATAGCCATAACCATCATAAGAATATGATACTTTGTATGTCTTCATAGTATTTAATTATCAATGTACGCCGTCGCTTGCTACGACGTTGAGGATAAGTTCCTCATTGTTGTCTACCTATAATATAGATAGACAATATCAAGAACCAAACAGTTAAAAGATAGCGCGCAAAATGTGAGATGTGATCATTCCTAAGTAAAAACCGTCAATGGGAAACTGACCAGACAATGACCAAATAATAAAACCAAAAAAATCAAGGGCTAAAATAACAGATACCCACGTTAAAAATACTTTCATAAATAAATAATTAGTTAATTGTTAATTAGTCTATAATGTGCCTCTAGGTTGTCGGCTTCTATTCTTAATGCTTCTAAATCTTCAATAGTAAAATACTTCCTTCGGGGGTCGTTTAAGTCTGCATCGCATAACTTTTGTATGATAGCCTCAAGGCTGTTATATGGCATTTTTTTAGGGATCATAATGGTTAAAAATTAAGTTATATTAAGTAATAATTTAATTAAGTTGTCAAACTATATTATCCACTATAAATTAATTATTGTCAAATATACCTAAAATAAGAGAAAAAAACGACCTTTAAAATTATGTTTATAATTGTAATTATAGCACACTGGGTGGGCTTGTCAAGGGGTTATAATGCTTTTGTTTTGCGTAGTTTTGGAGGTAAAAAAGTGAAATTGTGGATAAGGTTTTTAAGTATATTTGACAATAATTAATTTATAGTGGATAATATGATGTTTTTTCCTTTATATTTCATTTTATTATACTAAAATAAAAAAAAAAGAATAAAAAAAAATATATTAATATAAATAAAAAAAACTGATAGGAAAATCTTTTTTTTAGTACAACAATTTTGATTATACAATGTAATTAAATTATTGTCAAGTAAGTTTTAATGTCTTTTTAAACTGTTGGAAATTATGCAACGAGGGGGAAAAGAATGGACGGGGAGAGACCGGATAATGGATGGGGGGAGATTAGATAATGGACAAAGAGGGGAGGCTTTAAAATGCTCTTATAGAAAAAAATAAGATAAAATGTAATAAAGTTCAGGTAATATAGCTAATGGGGCTTAAAATGCAGAATAGGGGCTAATAGTAGCAAGGTAGAAGGACAGTAGAGGTAAGATATAGAACCAATGAGCTGTTTGCGTGTGGTTTGTTGGTTGGTGGGGTAATATATTTTTAATTTTCGTTTTTGTTGGCTAAACATTTTTTAAATTTGTTCACTCATTTATTGGTATCAAACAACGCAACAAGTGTCATTATTCATATTATGCGACACATAAATTGATTAAAATAGCCCATATTCATTGATTAAAATGCTTAAGAGTCGCATAATGGATATTGTGCGACGCTTAAATGTGGGCTATTTTAATTTTTATAGAGTTCAACCCTTGAAGCAAATCGAACCCGTTGGAGAAAAAAAATTATTTATATACTCTAAAATTTTATACACCATTTTTAAAGTCCATTTTTTATGTTATAATTAATCTTGGCACCTATTTAACCGGACAATTTTTTTGTCTATTAAATATGTCTAAAGATCTAATAACCAAGGCCTTTGCTGACGCCGAAAAAGAGCAGCAAGAAGAAGAAATTAAGCGCATTAAAAATATCGTTCAGAAGTATTTAGAAAAAATTCAAGATACATCAGAACGAAAAAATAAATTGGATGAAGAGTTGCGTCTCCTTAAAAAAGATTTAAACGACCTAAAGGATGGTCGTTTGGATAAAATTAAGGAACGTTCTGAAAAAGATTCCAAGGCCAAGGAGGTTACTCTTATAATCATAAAAGAAATTCAAAAAGAGTATATCCCAATGAAGCCGTGGTATAGTCCATGGTATGTGGAATTAAAACCAGATTACAACCCCGTATTCCCCACCAGTCCTATTGTTTATAGCACTTCTACGGATTGTAGTGTTACTACCTCTGGTGATACCTTTGCCACATTCTCGGGTGGAACTTATACCGTCGGATCAAATACTATAAACCTCTAATTATTCTCTTTGTCTGGTTATTTAGGTGCCAAATGTCCCGCTCTACATCCAACCTCCTCACCCAACAAATCTTATCTTTTCTCTTTAACCATGGAGCTTTCGCCTGGCGTCAGAATACTCAAGGAACTTATGACGCAAAGCGAAAGATTTATCGGCCAGCAACTAAGGTTGGTGTGTCTGATATTTTAGGATGTTATAAATCAGTTTTTATTGCTTGCGAGATTAAGGTTGGTAAAGATCGTTTAAGGCCAGAACAAATTGGATTTTTAAAATCAATTCAACATGCTGGTGGAGAAATAATGGTAGTTAAGGATTTTAATGATTTTTCCGACCAGTGGAAATTAATTTGTCATAGAGTTGATTCTATATTACAATGTAATCATGAATACAAGATTCAAAAAAGGAATTATCCCATGGAATAAGGGTCTTAAAAATCCCTATGGTCCATATAAAAAGTATTTTTGTTCTATTTGCAAATCTGTTGAGGTTTTAAGAAAGGCTAAGTATTGTAAGAGGTGTAATACATTTAAAGGATTTGTTTTTTTTAAATGTGTTATTTGTGAGAAAGATGTTTTTCGGAGAATTACAACTGTTAAGCGATATAAAAATATATTTTGTTCAAGAAAGTGTCTTTATAAAAATGTTCAAGAACGACAAAAAGGAGAAAAATCTTGGTTTTGGAAAGGAGGATTAACAGACCAAAATAGATTACTCCGTAATTCTAAAGAAATAAAAATTTTAAAAAGATTGATTTTAGAAAGAGATGATTTCACTTGCCAAATTTGTAAACAACGGGGTGGAAAATTAGATGTCGATCATATTAAATCATGGGCGCTTTTTCCAGACCTTAGATTTGAATTAACAAATATGCGAACTTTATGTCGTTCTTGCCATTTGAAAACTGATACTTGGGGTTTTCATTCAAGTATGTTTATTCTACGCAAATATAATAAGTTGTTAAATTAACATAGTGTATATGCCCCGCACCCCTGAAGAAGCAATGAGATTGATTAAGAAGGAATTTAATCCTGATATGACCCCCATGCTTTCGGAAGATGATGAGATGGAAATTGATCCTGATAAGTTTATTAAAACGATTCATACTAATCGTCGTAAGGCTCAAGGATTACAATTGAAATATCCTGCCCCAACACCTGAAGGAGTTGTTAGGGTGCCTTCATATAAGTTGGCTTTGATTAAGAATTATGAAGATTTACCTAAGTCATTTAAACGAAAAACCTTAGCTATGTTTTCTGTTGGTGCAGGAGAAGCGGAAGTGCAAGCGAAGTTTAGTATTTCTAAAAGGACGTGGGATAGTTGGATTTTAGATTACCCAGAATTTGCTGAATTTATTTCTGTTGGCTTAACTCGTTCTCAGGCTTGGTGGGAAGATCAAGCTAGACAATATGTTAATCAAAGTACAGCTAAGTTTAATGCGGCATTGTGGTTTATGAATATGAAAAATAGATTTGGATATAAGGATCAGAGAGATATAAATGTTAAGGAGGAGAAGTTGATTGGATTTACTTTATTACCGGCGTTAAGAGATGATCCGCGATTAATTGAAGATAACTCTAATGGCCAGAACTAGAGTTAATGATCCATTATCAGATGGTCGTTTAGGGAAGGAGAAATCGGTTGCACATGATATATTGGAACGAGCAACAGCGAGGGTGAAGCAGAATATTTGGAAGCCACATCCGGGGCCACAGACTTTTGTTTTAACTTGTTTTGAGGAGGAAATTTTATTTGGAGGAAGTAGGGGTGGTGGAAAGACAGCAACTGGGATGGCGTGGCTTACTCGATGGACACATCATCCTGAACTTAGAGCGTTGGTACTTAGACGGAATGCTGATGATTTATATGACTGGATTGATCGAGCGAGTCGAATGTATGCACCATTAGGTGCGGTAGCAGTTGGAAAACCGGCGGAGTTTAGATTTCCGTCGGGAGCTAGAATTAGGTGTGGTCATTTGAAGGATGAGGATGCGTTTGAGAAGTATCAAGGACACGAGTATCAGAAGATGATTATTGAGGAGTTGACACAGATTGAGAGTGAGGAATTGTATATGAAGTTATTGGCATCAAATAGAAGCACTGTTCCGGAGTTGAGACCGCAGATGTTTTGTACAACGAATCCTGGAGGAGCTGGGCATATTTGGGTTAAGAAGAGATGGGGTATTCCTCATCAGCCAATGGAGTCAATTTTTACTTTTGATAAAGGGACAGAGCATCGTTTGATATTTGTACCAGCTAGAGTGACGGATAATCCGACGTTGATGAAGTCGGATCCACAGTATGTAAAATTTTTGGATGGATTACCACCTGAACTCAGGAAGGCTTGGCGTGATGGACGATGGGATATTTTTGCGGGGCAGTTTTTTTCTGAATGGGATGAGCAAGTACATGTGGTTGATCGATTTGATATTCCAACTAGTTGGTCGAAGATTAGAACAATTGATCCTAGTGGTAGAAATGGGAACACGGCTTGTTATTGGTTGACCGTTGATTGGAATGGGGATGTGTGGATTTATCGGGAATATTATGGGACAGGACTTGATTCGGATCAGCATGCGGAGAATATTGCAAAATATTCGGAAGGAGAGTCTTATCGTTATACGGTTATTGATAGTGCTGCTTTTCATAAGTTGGGATTACCGGAAACGACAGCTGAGATTTATGAGCGACATGGTGTTAATGGTCTTATTCCTGCATCGAAGAACAGGATGGAGGGATGGGACGCCGTTCATCGTTATTTGCGACATAGTGAAGGGGTGGCACCAAAACTAAGAGTGTTTAGGAATTGTCCGAACCTGATTAGAACCTTGCCACAGATGATTACGGACGAGAAGAATGTGGAAGATATTGCAACACCAAGACAGGAAGATGATGCGGCCGATAGTATAAGATATGGATTACAGACATTTCGAGATCAGAATAGTGCTAAGCCCATGAGTTATACTGAGAAAAGGTTGCGTACTTTACAGAAATATAGTAAAATTAATGGTATTAGTAATTTTCATTATTATAGGTAATTTTTTAATGTGCCTGGACTTAAAGGTGTAAGTAATTTGAATAAGGAAAAGATAGTTCAACCATATAAACCAAGTACGGAAAGACAATTGGTTGGTGGTTTTGTATTTAAAAGGATTGAAGAACTTAAGGTTTTTCGTAGGGAATTGAAGATTGAAGATGAATGGAAGGATGCTGATAATGAGATTATTCCACGACCTATTAACGAGATAGGAAATAGGAAAAGATTTGAATCAGATGATGAGTTAGGGTTAAGGACACGATTAGTACCAGTTTCTGATGAGACTCAAGATTGGCGTTCTACTAACTCTGATCCGACTTTATTAGTTAAGATTCAGATTGCTTTATCAATTATTATTGATACTATTCCAGAAGCTGTTTTTAAGCCTGTTTTAAAGAGATATGATAAGACAACAACTATTGCTAGAGCTTTATGGGAAAGAAATTGGGACATTACTGGAGCTCGGGAGGTTTATAAGTTATTTGCTTTTAATTTATTTAAGTATGGATGGGCAGCAGGTAGAACTTATCCTCGAGAAGTTAAGTATAGTAAGCAGATTTTAGAACGATTTGATGCTGAGAATCCTGAAAATTCAACATTTACAGATAATGAGAATACTTTATTTTCTGACGTTTTTAGAGAGAATTTAGATCCTAAGATGGTATGGCTTGACCCAGCGGCTAAGCCTTATGATCCATTAACAAGAAATGAAGTTTATTATGAAGTACCTTACTCGGAAGATCAGGCTGATATTGAGTTTGGTACTTATAAGGATTGGGGTTCTGTAAAAGCTAATTATATTAATGAAACAAGTGAGAATATTGCTGATACAGAAGAAGAAAAGAAGGGACGACGTAAGCAAGTTTTAATAGGTTTTTATCAGAATCGTAGTAAAGATTTATATTCAATTATAGTTCCAAATCAGAATATTGTTTTATACTATTCTCCACTTCCTAATGATGATGGGATGTTGGATATTTGGGATGCTCCATTGATTTTAAGAAGTGCTAATTCTCCGTATGGAATTTCACTTTGGAGAATTATTAAGCAGGACAAGGAACTCTACGATAAGATGAAGAATATGACTATGGATCAATTAGTTATTTCAATTATGAAGATGGGTTTTATATCTGGAACGGCTGGGTTAACTCAGGATAATGTTTATCGAATTGTTCCAGGTAAGTTTGAGGTTTTGCCAGCTAACGCCAAAGTTGATTGGATGGAAGTACCTGGTCCAGGACAAGAATCTTTTGAAGGGTTGAAATATTTAAAGCAAATTATTGATGACAATTCTGGAATTACTCCAACATTAGAGGGTCAAGTAACTGGTAAGACTTTAGGTGAAATTTTGCACGCTAAAGAGGCAGCATTAAAGAGATTACGAACACCAATTGAGAACATTGCTAGTGCAGTAGAACAAGATGCTTATTTAACTTTGTCGTGGATGACTCAACTTTATTCAACTCCAGAAGTTAAATCTTTTGTGGATTTAACTGAATTAACAGCTTTTGAACATGAAATGGAAATGAGTCATCATGAATTATTTATATCAGCAATGGATGAAGAGACTGGAGAACCTACTAGTTTTAAGGCAACTTTTTATCCACAATTAAATTTAAAGTTAGAGAATAAGGGTGGAAAATTAATTGAAGCTAAGAAAGATAGATTTTTTCAAGTGGGTAAGGATTTACAAATTGGTGATTTACGTTGGAGAGGAATTATTAAGATAAATTATCGTTCTATTGTTTCGACTTCACCAGAGTTGGAGAAACAAAAGAAGATGGAAATGTTTAATATTTTAGCACCATTACTTCCTCAACCACCGGAAATTTTTGCTAAGGCTTGTAAACAGTTAATTGTAACCAATGATGAGAAACCAGAAGAATGGTTACCAGATAATTATATTAAATATCTAAATGGTGAATCTGATAAGACTTTATTTATATCTGCTCCTGTTATGGTTAATGATAAAGGTAAACCAGTAGAAGGACAACCCTTTGGTGCACCTGAACCAAATAATATGTCTGGTGAACGTATGTCAGAAGGATTTGAATCTATGCAGGGACAGGCTGGTATTAGACCTAATCAAGGTGCTCCAACAGTTTTACCTCAGTCACAAGTTGGCGGTCAGCAACCAGGAACATTTAATGAAAGTTTAGGTAATACTCTAGGTAGGTAGATATGAATAATGTGATGCGCCATATTCAGAATGCTCAAGTAAGGGCTTTAATGGATTCATCATATTATCAAGCACTTTTAGATATTATTGAAGAAATGAAGAACGAAGCAAATAATCGTGGAACAATAGGATTTAATGAGTTTGAGACTATTACTTTATCTATAAGACGAGATGAACGATTATTAACTTTAGTAGAATTGATAAATAAAATTGAGAAACACGCTAGTAATTCAAAAGTATGATGGAAGGACATGAAAAAGCAATTTATAGAGATTTAAGTAGTAGACATAACGATTTGTCTATGGAGGTTAATTGGAATACTGAATCAGGAGATACTGTTCGTTTAACCATTGGAGATAAATTGGCGGTAATTAAGTATGAAGATTTATTTTCTTTTGTTTTTTTAAATGGTTCTGTTGAACAAAAGGCTGATATGTTACCAACTACTCAAACTGTGGTAACTAAATTTAAAAAAATACATATAGTAGAAGCGAAAAAGAATATTACAAAAGGAGAAAAAATTAAGGTTAGATGTGAAATTGATGTTCCTACTACGGTAGTACAGGCGCTTAAGGGTGATGTGGCTAAATTTACTACTATCAGTAAACCGTTTATTACTGTTGGTGGATGAAAAGGTCGAGGCTAATTCATTCATGCGGTCTTCCCGCATGTAAAAATTTAACGAAGTAAAATTATGAGTGAAGATCTCAAAACTACTGAAGAAAATTATGTTTCTAAGACTGAATTAACCGACTTGGTTAATAAAATGGCTAAATTAGAAACAATGCTTGATCGTGTTGTTGGCACTGTTGTAAAACGTGGTCCAATTCAATCAGCACCAAAACCAATGGAAGTTGAAGCTACTCCAGATGACATAACTATTCCTCCATCATTTCGTCAGGCAGTAGATGAAATTTTGGGTAAAGATTTTGGATGTCGAGTAATTTATGATGCGAATGGCTCTGGTTTTATGTTTTCTATTCTTGTTCCGTTGGAAAAATCCAATGCTAAAAAGGATTATTTGGAAACGTATAAACACGATATTCGTACTCGTTCTCTTACTGGTGGTGAAGGACTGGCTGGGGTACGAGAATGGTGTACGAGAGTGCGTAAAAATTTAGAAAGAGATAACATCAAATTCCCGATAATTTAATTAAATTATATTATATGCCTAAACCGTTGGAACAGAAACTAAGAAAAGAAGCTAGAAAAAAAGGATTTAGTGAAGAACGATCAAATGCTTATGTTTATGGAACAATGAGAAAGACGGGCTGGACTCCTGGTTCTAAGAAAAAAAAGAGTTAATTAAAATTAAAATTATGTTAGATGAGCTAACTAACGACGAATTAATTGAAGAAGATGAAGAAGATGAAGAACTTGAGGATTTTGGTAGAGAATTTGACGAGGACGAAGAAGAAGTAGAATAAATTACTATTGTGTGTTATACTTAATTTATAATCCATGAAAAAGACAAACTTAAATATTGGAGAACGAATCTATGTTCTTGGTCTTTTGAACCAATACAAAGGAAACCATAGAACTTTGGCCTTAGTTTTACAGGATATTGTTCCTGTTGGTATTTCTAATGAAGAAAAGGAAGAAATTGAGATGAAAGACGTTAAAAATGAAGATGGTCAGATAGTAAGTATTCAGTGGGATAGTGTAAAAGCTAAGGATAAAGAGTTAGAACTTCATGATGAAGTGGTTGATTACTTAAAAAAGGTTATTGAGGATAAAAGTAAGGCCGGTGAGTTTACTATTGCCGATAGACAAGTAATCACGCTCCTTGAAAAACTTAATTAAATAGACCAGAAACGGTCACGATGCACTCGTTTAGGGAATCATTTGAGGTTCCAGGCAATAACGTGCATCTTATTGTTTCTGGATCCTCAAACGACTCCCTAAATGGGGAGTCGTTTTTCATCCCACTTCCGGGACGTCAAATATAGGAAGTAAAATTATGTCAAAACCTGGTCGGGAAGTAAATTTTTCCGAGGAACTAAAAATAGATCTTGAAGATTCTACTTCAGAAAATGAAGAAGAAATTGAAGATACTACTAAGGAACCAGAGGAAAAATCGGAGACAGAAACTCCAGCTGAATCTTCTCCAGCAAAAGAACAAACGACGGAAGAAATAGAAGATTCTTCAAAATCAGAAGAAGAAGCAGTAGTTGAAAAAGAACCAAAACCCGTTGAGGGGGAAACTCCTCGTGAACGTGGTTTACGATTGGAAAACGAAAAATTAAGAGCTAGACTCCGTGATGAACGAACCAAGAAGGTTATTCCAGACGAACAAGGGACTCCTGTTGTTTTATCAAGAGAATCAGAACGATTCAAAAAGTTAAAAGAAAAGTTTAGTGAAGATGATCTTACAAACTTACAAGAAGTTTTCACAGCTTTTTCTGAGGATTTGGGATTTGTCCGTAAGGATCAATTTTCTCAAACCACTTATCAGCAACAAGCCTCAACCGTACTAGAAGATTTCTTGGAAAAAAACTCACAATACTTACCTGAGAATGATCCAGATAATATATTATGGACACAATTCCAGGAAGAGATGAAATTCTATCGTCGCCCAGATAATCCGCGCGACTACAAAAAGATTTTTGAGCGAGTTCATCAAAGTATTTTCGGCATTCAATCGTCGGTTAAATTAGACAAGATTAATGCTCAAAAAGCAAAGATTAAAACCGCTTCTCATACAGCTACTCCTCAATCCCATACAGAAAAACCCGAAGAGCGTAAGCGCCCAGTTGTCAATAAAGACGTAGCTAGACAATTTATGAAAGGTTTTTCTGAAGAGGAATTAAAAGAATTGGGAATCTAATTCATTAAAAAAATATCCCTATGGCCGGTTTTAAGGTTACTAGGGACATCAACGACAGACCGCTCCAAGTTCTACCATTAACTTCAGCTACTTACGCCGCTGGCGATTTAGTTGAATTGGTTAATGGCACAACATCTTGGGCAAAGTGTACTTCTTCAAGTAATTATTTTACTCGCAAAGCTATTGTAATGGAGGCCGGAACTTCTATTACTAGTGGTCTTTGTATGGAACTTAATGGAACAGAAGAAGTTAGCGTCGAATCTACGAATACTGCCAATAGTGCTCATAATGGTGATTACATGGTCTTAACAGACGAAAATACCGTTAATAACACTGGCACAACTTCATCAGCTCAGACTGCTTGCTTTGTTCAGGATGGAATTGGCCCTGGGACAACGACCATTGTTGGTCGTGTCATAGTGGCTGGTGGAGTGGATCCTGACGCCACATAATTATATGCCTGCACCATTTACTATCGGACAGGCAGCTGATCTCGTAGATAAGTCTATCCAGAGTATCTTTTTAAAGAGTTCTGAGCCCGAGAATACATACTCAAAATTCTTTAATATTAGAAAAACGGAAGATTATTACGAGAAAGACAGTGGCCTGTCTGGTCTCTATGAAAGCGATTATACCGACGAAAACGGCGTAATCCTTTCAGATGTCCCCGTAAATTTGTGCGGGGTCTAAACCTTTTCTAATTGACTCGAAACCCAAGAAGTTGGCAACGAGGCGGAACCCAAATGGGACCGTGAGAGACTAAACGAAGAGGCTTCGTAATAGTAAACGAAGATGCAATAGTCCGAACATTGGTATAACAAGAGAAGCCAATGAAGTAAGCAGAAATGACTTACTTAACTCAAATTGGGTTATAACAAATTGACAAACGTACGACAAAAGTTACACACAATTTTCTCATGATCTTTTGATTCCAATTTCTCACATGCAGTGGAAATTTGGTATCAAAAAGCGCAATCTTGAGAGAATAGTTAACGAACTTCGTCGCGCTTGCTTGCGTGAGCGTGAACGATTATGTGCTGAACGACTAGATAATGGTTGGTCAACTTCTTACACCCATACTGGGGCTGGTAAGAGTCGAACTGTAACTATATCTGGTGGTGATACTGTTGCTGCTTTCAGTGCTTCTCATACCAGTGAATCAGGTGGATCCAATATTAATAACATCGTATATGATGGAACTACTGTTAATCTTCCATTTGATTATTCTGGTTATAAGGCAGCCCTTAGAACTTCTAGTTTATTAGTTGATCCTCGTGGTAATCCACGTCCTTCAAATCTTGACGTTTTGGTCTGTAAGAAAAATTCTTCAGTTCATCATAAAGCTCAAGAATTGTTAGGTGCGATGAAACAAGGAAAAATTCCAGAAGCTAATGATAATGATGGTAGTGCTGGGACAACTTTCCGCATTTTACCGCTTGATTATATAAGCAATGCGGCTTACTGGTGGATGATGGATAGTTCGCGTGCTTTGACAGACGAAGAAGGATTCCAGTTTGTTGAATCAGCTCCTTTATCAGTTGATCCAACTAATATTGTTTATAAAACTCGTGAAATTCAAATCTCGAGTGGATCCATATTCGACCTTGGTCATAATGATGTAACCCGATCTTGGGTTGCTTCTAATGGAACAAGTTCTTAATTAATTTAATCTCGGGAGGAGAAGTGGGTTATAACTTAATGTAGTTATAACTATACACTCCTCCTTGAGATGAGAAAATAAATGGCTACAATTAATGGTGTTCCGTATAGTTCTCCACGAAATATTAATCTTCGCGGGTTAAATTCCGTGAAAGGATCAGCTTTACGGTTTGCCTTATCAAGTTCATCGAACCCATAACTCAACTGCTGGTTATGCGGTTAGTATTACTGCTAATTCGTTGACTACAGGTACTGGTTTATTGGTTACATCATCTGGAACTATTACTTCGGCTGGTGAAGGTTTAGTTAATATTGTTGGTTCAGGTATCACAACTGGTGATGCTTTGAAGATTGATTTGACCGAAGCTACGCTTAATGGTGGACACTATATTAATTGTTATGATGATACAGGTACTTCATCTGTATTTTCAGTTGGAGAGAATGGTGTTGTCTTATATAGTGATTTCACTGAAGTTGTAACTGAAGCCAATGTAATCACTGCGACTGAATCTGGTTCAGTATTCTTCTTAAATTCTGCGACAGAATTTGCGTCAACTTTACCAGCTCCTGTTGCTGGATTGCACTTCACATTTATTGTGACAGCTGCTCCTTCGGGCGCTAACTATACTGTTACAACGAATGCCTCGGCTAATATCATACTTGGTACTGTGCATTCTAGTGATGGAGTTGATGGTGATAGTGAACTTACTGGTTGTGATACTGTCAACTTTGTTGATGGTGCTGCGGTAGTTGGTGATCGCTTAGAGGTATGGTGTGATGGTACAAATTGGTTTGGTATCGCTCATTGTAATGTTTCAACTGGTATTACTTACACTACGGCTTCCTAATCCGTGATTTAGGATATTCTCTTCCTGGCTCTCTTATATTAAGTAGAACCTGGAACCGGTTATTTATTTGATTATAAAATTATGCTTAGATATTCAGAAACAGAACGTACAGCCACAATTAATATTTCATCCTCTGGTGATAATACTATTGTTGTTGCTCCTGGTGCTGGAAAAAGAATTTATGTTGATTATGTTAGCTTTCTTCCAACAACGGCTGTCGCTGTAACATTTAAAAGTGGAACAACAGCATTAAGTGGACCATATCCACTTGATACATTACAAGCATTTACTGCAGAAAACGCTTCTCAGATTGAATCTGGAATTATAGAGTGTGCGGATAATTCAGCTTTTGTTATAAATCTTGGTAGTGCAGTTCAGGTTGGTGGTTTTGTACGATATAGAATAAAGGATTAGTAATTTATTATAAAAGTATGAGTGGTATTGCTGGTGGTGGAGCATCATCATTAGAAGAAATTGCTTCAAATACAACTCCAATTGTAACAAATACAAGCATTATTGGAGATGGGGTTAGCTCATTAATTAAAGCGACTGTTTTAGATTACACCAATAGCAATCCTTTGGCCGTTCGTCTTACTGACACAGATGGAAATTACATAGCGGCTGGAGCAGGTACGCAGTATGCTGATGGAGCGGTAAGGGGTACCGCAACAGGCACACTATTGATGGTTGATGATGGGGTAAATATTCAGTCAGTCGCAGGAACTTCTGCAGGTCTTTTAAAAATTGATTTGTCTGGTACAGCGGCTAATGCAACAGCAATAAAAGTAGACGGATCAGCTGTTACGCAGCCAGTTTCCGGAACAGTAACGGCTAATTTGGGAACTATTGCTGATGTTGCAACACAAACTACATTAGCTTTAATTAAGTCTAAAACAGACAACATTCCTATTTTAGGACAAGCCCTAGAAGCGGCATCAGTTCCAGTTGTACTAACAGCTACACAACTAACAACTTTGACTCCGCCAGCAGCAATAACTGGATTTGCAACTGCTGCTAAACAGGATACAGGGAATTCTTCGTTGTCTACTATTGCTGGAGCGATAAGCGGAACAGAAATGCAAGTAGACGTTGTTACTATGCCCACAACCACAGTACAAGCTACGAATCTTGACATCAGAGATTTAACTAGTTCTGATGTGGTAACAGTTACTGGAGGCGTTGGCCAAGTGTCTGACGTAAAAGTAACCCTTGATAGTGAAGCAGTGGTGTTGGGAACTGGTAGTGCTGCAATAGGTAAACTTCTTCCTTCTGATATTGATGTTACAACGAACACAAATCATGCAGATAAGTATTATACAAATGCTGGTGCTGTTACTGATGGCATTATTTGGAGTCCTGCCGCAGGAAAGCGTTGGCATATAACGACTTTGTATGTCAATGTTTCAGCAGCAGCTACTGTTACCATTGAAGATGATCTTGCTGGTGGAGATGTTGTGCGGTGGAAAGGGGAGATTGCCGCCAATTCAGGTGTAGTAATACCTTATGGAACAGACCACCCAATGGCCTCTGGTGAAGATGCGGCAGACCTTATTATTACCACCTCCGCAGGGAATGTATACGTTCAGGCGGTTGGGTATGAAATATAAATATGCAAACAATAAGAGTACAAATTTCA